CGCTATGGTAGTTTTTCCTTGCGGGGCTATGCCCACTCTTCTTTATTCTTCTTGTACATTGTGGCTTGACATTTATTTAACTCCCAAAAATATTAGAATAGTTATAGTCATTACCAGTATCTCGATTTGAAATGCTCCGAGGTAATAAGTATGAACCTAAAGTATCGGGTTCATTAGCTTTGTCTTGCTCGATAGCATCCTGTAACAAAACCGACACTTTCGCATTTTGCGGCCCAACTTTTTCGTCTTCGATTAATTCAATCTCCGCTAACACCATTTGTTCAACCAAATTGTAGAAGGCTTGATGCCCAATAATTAAATGATTATCATTCACTAATTCCCCTGGATTCATTCGATAGTACACTATAGCACTATAAGAAGTACCGGGGGTTGGATAGACTTCAATTTTCCAAGATGACCCGGTTTCCTCACTGTATTTTAGAGGAATAATGTCGAAAACTTGCGGTTGACCTGTACCCTCATTTTCAATTCGCCATCGACGAATAGTTGTAATATCTCGACGACGAAGAACCTTGAAAGTCTCTATTTCGGCATAAGGAATCTCATCAGTTACCATGCGTTCAAAATCTTCCGGTAACTGATAAGCGTTCTTACCTATAGTTAAACTCAAGGTATGGGTGGCGTGAAGAAACCGCCAAGGATACTTTTGTAGGGCTTGAGAATATGCTCGATTTACCAGCTTTTTAATTAGATCAAGACTATCACCTGTGGCACTAGCGTTGCCCCAATGACGAATTGCATATTCATATAGAGTCTGGAATGTCTGTATTGCCATTTTTTTCCTCAATAGAGGAACGATCCCCCCGGTGAAGGGGGAACCGAACCTCTTAACCACATCAAACTCAAAATTAGGACAAGGCAATTATAGGAGCAGCGGCCACCCCCACAACTCCAACAATTATCCAACCAACAGTGGGATTAATGAATTCAAAAGTCACCGTGTCACCAAGTTCATCCAACTCTACAGATACAAAACCTGTTTTTGTATCTGGTTCAAGGGACATATTCCCATCAGCGTGCCCCTCAGCTATCAACGAGACAGTTAATAGTTGTCCGTCAAAAGTACCGTTAGCTAAAGTACCTGCTTCCGCATCGGCCCCGGTAGTTTTGGCACAGTAGCGTCCAGTAATAGGAATTGCTAACACATCGGCTGCACAAGTCGATTGAACAGAAAGTTGAGTAGGATCGCCTGACAATATCTGCCAAGCTACACCATTCCAACGCATCAGTAAACCGTGGATTGCGGAAATCATATTAAATATGGTCCGGCCACCGAGCGTATTAGTAACGGTAACTACCAGGATAGATGTAGTAAGAGCACCAGTTAATCGGATTTCAAAAATCTGACCGTCATATAGGCCGTTACCTATAGTCTGGGTGCAATTACCAGCAGCAATATCACCAGCAGCAATTTCAATCCTATCATAATTTAGAGCCACATCACCGGCAATACCAGAAGTAGCGGCAACTGCCAGATCGAGAGTAGTGTTGTCCATATCATCGTCATCGGGATCAATCGCCAGAACTTTCTTAGCCCCGCCAACAAAGGCTGACTGGCCCGAAAGAACTTGCCAAGCATTGCCATTCCAGCGAACCAATAGGCCATCACCTGCACGATTCAATACAAATACGCTCTGTCCGCCGATCACATTAGTAATCGTGACTACAATATTGCTCGTAACCATTGATCCATCGCATCGAAGCTCCCAAACCTGTCCAACCCACTGACCGTCACCCAAAGTATGGGTGCAGTCACCAGTAGCAATTGTGCCCGCAGTTATACGAACACTGGAATAATTCAGGGCTAAATCACCAGTAATACCAGAAGTCGCGGCTACAGCCAAATCCAAAGTTGTATTGCTGCCATTAGCAGCAGGAACTTGTAGAAATGGCATACCGTCTCCTTTAGTCTTTACACCAGTCGGGTCAATATTCTGATACCCAACTCTTTCATTAAAAGCTCCATATCCGTGAGCCATTTTTATTTCTCCTTAGTATAGGTGTGGCCCAATAAAGGAACCACACCTTTAATTACATTAAACTCAAATTTACGCACCTGTAGCCTGTAGTATATGCCACTGGGTTCCATTCCAAACCACCAATATTCCGTCTCCCGCAGCATCGAGAGTCCATGTTCCGCCAGCACCAACATAATTAGTAATCGTGATAACAACATCGTTGGCAGTGATTGTGTCATCAGCCACAATCTCCAATACTTGGCCAACAAAATCACCATCACCTAAAACCAGAGTGCAATCACCAGTACCGATAGCACCAGCCGCAACATGAACACTAGCGTAATTCAACGCTCGATCACCGACTATTCCAGAAGTGGCGGCAATCGCCAAATCCAAAGTTGTGTCGTCCATATCGCCATCATCAGGGTCGATAAGAATAGATTTAACTCCTGTTCCATCAGCTTTTACACCGGAAGGAGGTAAGTTCTGATAACCCACTATAGCATTCAAAAGCCCGTAAGGGTGTGCCATTTTATTTCTCCTTAATAACTATACAATAGTTAATATTTAATTACAGTCTCGCTTCCGGGTTACTTACCAGTTTTACTAATATTCCAACCAGCATAACGTCGATTCAAGCAAACATAATTGTAGGTTAAATCTACAAAAGACTTAATGAAATTATGGTTATCCGCATCGGGTTTTGGGGCAGTCTGGCGGAAATTATCGCCCTTCAGAACAACTGGCTCGAAGAAGTTCCAATTCACACCAAAAACAGTATCTTCACCCAAAGAAAGGGCATTATAATCAGCGTGGTCATCGTCCAGTATATCCACGTACATAAAGGGAATACGATTGAATACTACAGCCCCATGATACTTGCCAAGATCATAACCGACTTTATCATCAGCCATTAGAAGCATCGAGGTCATAGCTTTCAATACGTTGTTGTTAGTGTACATACGGAACATACTTAATGGACCGGAAGCGCCTTCATCAACTGTAGCCGGAGCTTGAAACTTGGTCTTGCGGAAAGCCACATCAAGTTTCTCAACCAGATCATCCCAATCTACAGTCGTGTATTGAGCATAATACGATCTCCAGTGGGCAACCGCAGCCGCATCCGGGATACCGCCAGCACCGGCAGTAATCTCAACGCCCGCCTGATCGTAAGGATTTCTACCTTCAAAACCTTCAGCCGTAGCCGCTCCAAGAGGCAGCCAATAAGAAAGTCCAAAGGGAGAAGTTTTATCAACTGCACTAGCCGGAGGAAGCCACGAAGCTGATTCCAGCATGTCCGCTAATTCGACCCACATATTAGTTTTACGATTCTTAATTACGCTGATATACCCTTCGGGGCCATTCTGAACCAGGGCTTCTTGCACGTAGTAGCCATAACTGGTATCAGCATGTTTCCAAGGTACAAGAATCTGTTTAACCAACTGTTTAACATCAGTGGTGTCATTTTCGTCAATGTGTTTATGGCTGGCATTACCAGTTCGACCGAGAGAAATCTCCCGCTCAATCTGTTTACCAGTTTGGACATCAACGTCTCGCCCCTTAAATAACTTGTTCAGATTTGGGTAATCATTGTGATCTAAAGTATATTGAATATCCCGCTTTACGTTATTATGGGTAGTTACTCCAATATCTACCGCTGCTTGCAATTCTAACGCCATTTTAACTCCTTAATAAATCCAAACTATTCAGTTTGTCTAATACTAGCTTGAATTTGAGCAATTTGCTCCACTAATTCTTTATTCTGTTCAGCTTCGCTCTTTAACTTATTGCTTACTGACTTTCGGCCCGAAGGTCGATGCGTGAACAGTTTCTTTATTTCAGATTTCTTAGTGGAAATAGGTTGTTTTTTCTTAAGTATTTTTTTAGGCTCTCCTAAAAGATTTAACGCCGCCTGTTTCAAGCAGTCAGGCCATTGCACCCCGCTTTTTTGGTTGGAGGGCAGTTGGTTGATCGCTAATGCTTCATCTAATACCCTCTCTCGCAGCTTGAATTGGATTGTCGTCATATCTTTAGTATCGCCTAAAACCGGAAATTCGTCGTTCATATTATCGAAATCTTTGTTGATGGCAATCTGAATTTCTTCAGCTTTTTGCTCCTCAAACTCCTGACTTCTCTGATCGACTGTTTGCAAAGATTCCTCTAATTTCTGAATCTTTTGCAAAAGAGGCTTAACTACTTTCGCAACTTCTGGATCAAGATCGCTTAGATCAGTTTCTTTGGCTATTTGATCGTCTTTTTCTTCGGCTGTTTGATTTTTTTTGTCATCGTTTTCATCTTTTTCAGATTCCGATGCAGTTGAATCGTCAGCCTCATTGACAACGCCAGCCAGAGTTTCCAGAGCTTTTGGATTATCAGTAGCTAAATCAATAATCTCCTCGTCCGTCATTCCAATGGAACGAGCGGCCTCTATTAAATCAGGACTAATTTCTTCGCCCTGTTCTTTACTTGTTTCGCCCCCCTCTTCATTATCACCGCCCTTTGCCGGTAATTCAGTTTTCCCATCTGCTATAGCTTTTCGGGTTTCTTCTTGTTTGGCAGCAACTATACTAATTAAATCTTGTTCTGCTTTAACTTTAGTCCCAGAATCAGAATCAGTATTAGCTTCCTGTTCTTCATTCATATTTTGGGTCTGGTCGTCCATATTCTGTTCTTCGTTTGAATTGTGGTCAGTCATTTTTTCTCCTTAGTCTATTACCATACCTAATCTTTTAGCAATTTTCTTTTGGTGCTGAAAACCTTTTATTTTCATCGCACCTGACACCGGATGATACTCATCACCAGGAAATCGCCTTTCCATATCGGGAATCTGGGTGGGATTGATAGCAAACGCCTTGCTCCACCTCTCCTCGCTCTCGGCATTAGTTTTTACACTAATACTAATAATTCTTTTAGCCCTGCCACTACAATCCGGGCATTTGATGTAGTCGGGACGTTCATTAATTAAAAACATATCCTCGGTAACAGTGCCGCATTGCCCGCATTCAAAATCATACGCCGGCATTTTAATTCTCCTGTTTATTATTTCTAAGTTCGGCATTCTCAACCGCACCAAGATCCTCTTTTATTCCGAGGCGTCCATCAATTTGACCACCCTGATTTTTTTCCGCCTTCCTCATTTGCTGGCCCTGCAATGGTTGTGGATAGGGGCCGGGCAAAGGTTCAATCTGCATATCTGGATCTACGGGTTTGAAAATTTGCATCAAATCATCCGATTCTGTGTATTTTGATGTTGCCTCGACCAGTTTCTGAACATCAACAGTCATGCCCTGTTGCTGGGCTACATCCAAGAATGGTAAAACTACTTGGTTAATCGAAGATAATAATTGCTGATAAACTACTTCTGGGCTTTTCCCTTGGGAGGAATATGCTGACATTTCAAAATTATAATCCAGAAAATCACCATCCCTAGTCTCATTATCGTAAGTTAGAGATATTCCACCGGAAACTCCAGGAATTTCTTTAATCATTGGGATACTAATATATGGGTCGGCCATAAGATACCACGCCATTTTTCTTTCAATACGGGTGCCAAAATCCATTACACCTTCGTACATATCTTCGACAGTGCCTTGAGCACTATTAGCCTTAAGTTTTTCTTGTCCTAATGTTTTGGATTCAGAACGTATGCCGCCAAGAGTATTTAGATTACCTTGTTGTTCGGAAAACTGTTTAATAAACCATTCAGCTACAAGAATATTGTCCCCTTGTGGCGCCCCATAAGTTATCTCTTTAATCTGATTGATATTACTTACTTTAATAGTAGCTCCATCGGCAGCTTTAGAAATTCTATTAGCATCATCGGCAGCCCCGCCCTCATAAGCCAAAACTGTTTTTTGCCCTTTTAACTGGCGATCTAACCGACGACCAATACGATTTACCGCCTCATCCAAATCTAACGCATTATAAGCCGGAGGAACAGGTAGCAGAGAGCCGGGAAAAGTATGAAAAGATAACAGTTCATAAGGGCCGCCTTCTGGCAGCATATCTACCGTCCGCAGTATTTTCTCTCCCTCACCTTGAGTCGGGAGAGTAAGAAGGATACCCTCATTTACCATATAAACATCATATAATTCCACCATATCATATAACTCATGGTAGCTTTCATCCCGAACATTTGCCTTGGTTATAGCTTCTGGGGATTCATTACCATAAATTCTATTCGCTTTTTTTAACCTATCATAGTTTTTATATAGGCCGCTTTCTACCACATATTTTAGAGGCAGCCGATATTTATTACCAATAAAAAGTAAATCAGCCTGTCGTCTGGCTCCGACATCAAAAATCAGATCATCCGGGTCAATGGGATCAGCATAAACCTGTCCCGCTTCATGCGTTTCACCGCCCCATTCGATTTGAGTCTTCGGATACATCCCAATTTTTATAGCTCCGATATACATTAAAGCATCCAAAACCGTTGCCCTAAAAGTATCTCGGTATCGAATCTCCTTTTTAAGGTGTGTTAAGGCTAAACTTAACATATCCGCAGTATTACGATAAAGACTATTCCCTTTTGGAGAAACATAGGTTCTTGGCATATATTGGGCCAAATATGGCAGCATAATCGTAATATAACGAAACACCATATTGATTGGTCGAGCTTTATTGGAAAGGGCCAATAATTGTTCAGGATAATTATTATCAGTATAATATTGCGAAGCATACCGATTCAAAATAATCTGCCGTTGAGATCGCATTGATTTAGTATAGCGTTCACAGTCCTTAATAGCTTGTTGCAAGCGAACTGGAAATCTAGCTCTTTTTCTAGGTATATCCGGCTTCTTTTTATTCATCTATCCACCGTTCCTCATCTTCCTCTTGTTGTCTATTCTCCCATTCCAACCGACGATTTTGAGGAGAATTTGCCGTATAGATTTGAGGTATTTCTAATACAGCTATAGGCTGCTCTTTACGCCCCAAATCACACAAAGCATCGGCTATAGCCCTATCTCCATGCGCTGCTTTAGCTCCGCCTTCTTCCTCTGCTGTCGATGCTGGTTCTAATTTTCCTGTACTAGTAAAGATATATTCTTCGTATTCTGTAATTGCTGCACCATCATAAATTAAGAACTTTTGGGACGTATCCACATTCTTAAAAGTCTGACTCAAACTCTCTCGAAAATCCAGTAATAGATCAGATTTAGTTTGAGCCGAACTATGCCAACCCGGAGAAGAAGTTCGAGGACGATGAGGCTTCTTTTCATCCCGACGATAATAAAAGAAATCGTAACCCAACTTAAAAATCTGGCGGCCAAAAGCTCCGCCCTGTCCACCATTCGCCTCCCAAATCAAAAATGGTTTATCAACTCCGCCAATCCATTGAGCTAAAGCATAAACTTGGTTGGCAAAATTAGTCGGGCTGGTATAAGCACAGACCCAACTGCCCACTTTCTCACTGGTATTTACATCGAGAATACTAACCACCGAATTACTGGAGCCAGTGCCTAAACTAATATCACAGCCTATTACGTAGTTATGGTATTGATTGGGCCGTCCGTCCTCCCTCAATTCCCTCCACCACTTTAACCGGCACTTACCTTCATTTTCAACAAAACTAATATTATCTAAAATATGTAATTCAGTAGTTCCTCGCATTATACACTGATAATCATAATTTACTTCCCCAATATAGGCCGGTTCCCGACATAAATCTGTGCGAATTTGTTGCAAAATCATGGCATCGAAAACCATGTCTCCAGAACCCATTGGATTCATATCTAAATTTTGGGCTACATCTTTAGGAGATCGTCGTAGTACTTCCCGGTCGTACCAAGGAGATCGCCACTTACCGCTGCCGTTAGCAATAAATAAAACCGCGTCCTCTCCCGACAAAATAGCAGTAATTTCAGTATCCTTGGTTTTGAAAGGTACGCCTTCATGTATATCGTCGAAAATTTGGGGATACTTTTTCCGCCAATATTTTATATCATAAATCACTACTTCGCCATAATCCGTAGAGCGATAAAGGCCATCAGTTTTGCGGGGGTCTTTCCACCAAGGTAAAATAAACACTTTGACTTTAGCTGTCTGTCCCCGCCGTAATTTACAATAGGGGTGGGCCACAGTAGTATGTGTACTGTTAATAATTTTGCAGTCCGTCACATCTGAAGATGCATCTAAAATACCCTGAGCCTCATTTATTTTAACACGAGCCAATTCGTCCAGAAGTACGGCAGTTCGGCGGTCGCCCGCTGCAAAGTTCTCCGTTGTACTCTCACCATCAATAGACGAACCATTGTCCAAATTTTCCAAATGACAAAAAGTTCGAGTATATTCTGGAATCAACCATTTCGGTAAGTTTTTTAATAGGTAATCCAGTTTCCAAAATAAGGATTTTCTATCCCCGGCTTTATCTACAAGTTCAATCTTTCGAGAGCCTACTAAAAACTGGGAGTCTGGAACCAAAAGCCAATTATACATGAAAATTCCCAAATGCAGCCATGATGCCCCCTCTTCCCGACTCTTGTCAATTAGAATGTCATATCCCTTAACAATAGCTCTCTGTACTTCCAGAATCATTTCGTCCTGAATTAGCCATGTAATAAAGGGCATATTTCGATAACCCGGAGCATTTTTAGGATTGAATGTCCAGAAAAAAGTCTTAAAGACAATTCTTGCGTCTTGTCGAGCCAGGTGCAGCATAATTTGTTGGGCATCCGTCGAATTAGCACATAGCCGATTCACCTTTTCTCGGAACTGTAAATTTTCCGGGATAGTGGCCGGAATAGCCTCTAAAAATTTCTCTGATGTTAAATCAAGTTCCAAATTTATATCCTTAATTCGTTTCCGCCGCTTCAATAATCGGAGTT